TCTACAATATTAGGTACTTTCATTATAACATACTCTGCGCCTCTTGTAAACCCCGCATTATGTAATCCTTCTTCAATACCGTCTACTACATGATCATAACTAAATGGATTGTCATCTTGTACAATTGTACGTCCAGCGCCTGCGTCTTCACCTATAATGAAACTTACGTTACGTACCATTATACATACTTGTCCAGTTTCAGCTAGAGCACGTTTGAATAACTCAGTATGTCCATCATGCCATGGTTGCCATCTTCCTAGCATTTGTGTGGTAGGTTTTTGTAAATCAAACAATATTCTTTTCCTTCCATCTATTAACTATCGGAATTAATTGTGCATGCGTATCGTTAAACCATTCGCTAACATGATAGTCACAACTTAAAGGCGCTTGGAACATACGGTTAGTATCTTCAAAACGTCCTTCTTTGATAGTATCCATCCACACTGTATAGTCTGGATTAAACTCTGTACGTGCAGACTCTGTTGGACATACAAAGTCTGCAATGGCAGTTTTACCTGCACGTACAACTCCGTCTGCTAAGAACTTCATTCGCATTGCTTGTCGCATACGTCCTTCAGGAGTAAAATCCCAATCATCATATTCCTTACGTACTTCATCAGCATTAAGCCAAACTCCGTTAACTAGTTCAGCAAACGGTTTTGCTAGTGTTGACTTACCACTTCCAGGTAAACCAAATATTAATATCTTCATAGTTTACTCTCCTTTGCAACATCTTTAACTAGTTGGACATCACTTGTTTGCCTTTTAAAACGTACTCCCCAATGTTCAGGATTAATCATAGGATAAACAATTTGTAACTGTTCATCATTTAATTTACTTAACATTTCTTTTCCGCTGTTACAATTTAATATTAACCACGGACTTATCTTACCATCTTTAATATGCCAAACTGCTCTATTTAAACTTACGTGCTGAAAATAATGATTCCACGGCGCCTGTTCTTGTTCGTCAGCCCATTCCATCATAGTCATTACACTACGTTCAAGTGCAGTCTCTACACCTTCTTTTTTAATTAAGTTAATAGCATACTGTTCATACATTTCTTCTCTACACCAGTGATCAAGTTTAACTCCGCTAGTTACAACATGATCAATATACTTCTCAGGATACAACGGTTTTACATTACTAACAAAACTACCAAACTTTACAAATGCATTATAGTAAGGACTTTTATCAAATTCATCATACGTTTTATCTTTTTTAGATCCTGCACTTAATTGATAAAATTTATTAAATGCAATTAATCCTAACTGCACACGTTTTTCTTTACGCTGCAAGAAACGTCTCTTAGGTTGGCACAAGTGTACAGCTAATGTTTTTTCACGGGCGTACCCTGATCCACAGTATCCACATACATACGGTTTTTCAGAGTTTGACATTTTCAACACCGTGTTCTTCTGCAAGTTGTTTGAGTTCTTTTTTTGTAGATATGCTAGCAAGTAGTTCTGCCTCGTCTGTTTTCATATTTGGATAAATGTCAAGTAATAACTTTTCACCTTTACTATTATCGCCAGTCTTCTTTTTAAATCCAATCCATTTGTGAAATTCGATTTTGCCAGTTGCATTACAAGCACATAGTAACTGCCACTGTAGTTTAGGATGTCTTGTTCCGAGCACATTAAAGTTTTTATTATAGTATGAGTTTGTTTTAAATATAGCCATTTCTTGATCATCTCTTTTGCCAGCTACGCTACTAACATATCTATTCAATAACCAAAAGCTAACAGACTTTCGTTCTTCATCGGTAATTTCGTTCCAGACATTTTTGCCATTCATATCAATTGCAGCAAGTATGTCTTTTACTGGGAATTTTTGCTGTGCCATTCTGCTAAGTCCTCCGGAGTATTAATTTCCATCCCGTCAAATGTTACTTTACCTAATGCTATTCTATAGCCAGCTTGTATCCAACGCAACTGTTCTAGTTTTTCAATGTCTTCTTCAGGTGGCTTGCGTAAGCCGTTATACAATCTAAGCACATGTGCCTTATATCCGTACACACCTAAGTGCCAGCTACCATATGCAAATCCTCTACCAAACCAGTTAGCATAGGAGTAGTTATGTATTAGTTTAACACTATTAGGATCATTTGTCAAGCTCTCATCTGGAAAGTCAGTCCATACAGTTGCCAGCGGATCGTACTGAAGTGCAAATTCAATCTTCTCAATCATTTCTTGTGTAACGTCAGGCATGTCGCCTTGAACATTGATAATAGTATCGTATTTTTTAGGAAGTTTGTCAAGTGCTCCGCAACATCTTTCAGTGCCGTTATCGTAATCAGCATCGTCTATTACTATGTTACCTTCGGGAAATAGACTAGCAATCTTCTTACTATCAGTAAGCACAAAGGTGTCTAAGCCCGTCTTACAGCAACGATCGTATACTTTACGGATCATTGGCACACCGTTAAGCAATGCTAATGGTTTATTAGGAAACCGGGTTGAAGCTGCTCTTGCCGGAATCAGTATAGCTGTACTCATGTATTTCTCCTATTACTTTATCAAAGTCTTCTATCCTAAGCATATTAGGACCGTCACTTGGTGCGTTGTCTGGATCCGGATGTACTTCTAAAAAGAAATTCCTAATTCCCAAAGCACTACCTGCACGACATAAGCCAGGAACATAATTCCTATTGCCACCGCTGCTGCCTCCGAGGCCGCCTGGTTTCTGTACGCTGTGTGTGGCATCAAGAACCACAGGCACATCAAAATTATTAAGCATGTAATCAATGCCGGTAAAATCGACAACCAAATTATTATATCCAAAACTTGTGCCTCTCTCAGTTATCCAAAGCTCTTTGGCTTCGTCACACTTACTTAGTATACCTTCCATATCCCAGGGTGCTAAAAACTGTCCTTTTTTAATATTAACAATCTTATCTGTCTTACATGCAGCTTGCACTAAGTCAGTTTGTCTACAAAGGAATGCTGGAATTTGTAGTACATCAACGATGTCATTGTAGTAGGCTGCTAGTTTTAATACTTCATTCTGATTATGAACGTCAGTAAGTATGTTAACTCCATGTACTTCTTTAATCATTCTAAAGTCGTCCATCGTTGCTTTTAGGCCTATGCCACGCTTACCTTGCATACTACTACGATTTGCTTTATCAAAACTTGCTTTGAAGTAGTATTCAATTCCGTATTTGTCACATACTTTTTTACATTTTTCTGCAATGTGTGCTGACTGAGATAAAGACTCGTGCTGACAAGGACCTGCTATAATTCTCATTTTACTGTTGACCCGCTTGTGCGTCTTACAATGTCATCGTGATTAAACTCTGCCCAATACAACTCAAATGCAACACCATCTTCTAGTCCTTCAAACTGATGAATCTTGCCTGGCTTTACTTGAGTAAAGTCTCCAGCGTGAAGAATAGTTTCGTCAACTAGTCCTTGGTCATCTTGCCAAACACGAACAATCATCTTGCCTGACTCAACAAAGAAGCCATTCCATTTAAATTCGTGTGCATGTTCGCTACACTTGTAGCCTGCATTAAAGTTAATGCGGTGGAACTCTAGTGCTCCGTTAGCATGGATCAGTTCCGTTGATCCCCAAATCTTGCCTGCTTTAATTCCCATTAGTCTCTCCTCTCTTTTTAACTACCATGCCCAAGTTACACATGTATAACGTATTCCTGATATAATTGGGTTAACTCTGTGTGGAAATAGAAACACGCTAGGAAAAATTAGCATATCTCCTGCACTAAGGTCAATTTCTTCATCTCCGCACATAACAAATTCTCCACCTTCAAAGTCGTTATTTAATAATCCTACTGCTGATAATACCGGAATGCCTTTTCTTTCGCCGTCAAACAGTCCGTGTATATGATCAGCATGTTCAGTAATAAATGAGCCTTCTCCGTATTTAATAAATTTATTTTGACAGAACCCTTGGAAGCCATCTATGAATGGTGTAGACTCAACATAATTAATATAGCAATCTCGCATAGTATCCATAATGATGTCGATAGTACTAGTTGAATCATACGTTTCAAATCTGTTGTGTTCGCCAGGTTGAACTATTTTAGTGTCATCGTACCCTGACCCCCAATCTGCCTGATGCCAATTGATGTTATCCAAGTCTTTTATTGTAGTTTCGCAAATTTCTTTGCTTAAACAATCTTTAAAAACACGGATGTATGAACTTAAAAGTTTGTCCATTTTTATTCCTTTACATTAATAGGCTATATTCTATCACTTCGCATTGTCTGCTTATATCCTTAACAAAGTATGCACACAACGGCTTTTCGCCTTCTGTAATAGGCACACTTAGTAGTTGGCCGTTTTTCATTTTAGGAAAGTACCATTTTACATCTGTGTAAAAGTTTACAATCTTAATTTCTGCAAAGTCAGTTTTAAAGCTTGTTAACGGATTAAACAAAAATGCTTCAAAGCCTCTATCATTGATACTAGTTAGTGGTAATACTTCTAAGTCCATACCGCTTTCAGAACAGCCTACAGCGATATGCCAATCCACAGGCATTGTTACTTGGTGTCCACCAATGTCTAATACCATTGCAGGTGCGCTAAATGACTCCAAAAAGATCAAAGGCACAAAAAAGAAATCAGGTTCTTTAGGATTGCTATTATCTAGCACACTAAATCGTACATCGTCCTCTATTACTTCTGGTAAGTCATCCAGGTTAAAACATTCATTGTCTAATGTTAATATTCTCATAATTTAGTTCCAGTCCACTTTCTCAATTGTAAATGGGTACTCTGCTTCTTTGTAAAATTTCTTACGCTGAGTCAAGTGTCGCTTCGCATACTTGCATGTTGATGTCAAGTCCCATATTTGAACGAAGTCTTTATCTTTTGCTTTTCTTACTCCTCTACCTATAGACTGAATAACACGAACAAAAGACTTACCAGGTTCAAGAAGAACAAGATTAAAGATGCGCGGAATATTAAGTCCAACAGCGGCCACGCCGTACGTTGCAATAATAACTTCGTTAGTCCCCTCACGAATCGTATCATAAGTTTCTTTCCTGTCTTTTACTTTAACCGCGCCACTTACAAAAGTGCTTCCGGGTATTAAGTCTCTTAGTGTTTCTCCTGCACTAATTCTATCTACTAGTATTAGTGTGTTACCTGTTTGTGAAACTTTGTTTAGCATTCCAGCAATGTATTCTAAACGTGCAGGATCTGATGTTAAGTATTTTAGTTCGCCTTGATAATCCGAATGTGCTACTACATCAATCAGCTGACATACATTAACATGACATGCCGATAGCACTCCTTGATCCTGCAACGACTTTGCTGTAATGCTGCCAACTACAGGACCTAAGCTTGCATGTATACTTTCAAATTCAAACTTCTCTCTAGGTACAGTACCTGTTAGTCCCCAACGTATCGGAGCGTTCTTTAAGTTGCGTGTAAGTAAGTTCTTTAATACTTCTGCTTTGGCCATGTGTACTTCGTCGACAATAACTGTGCTCACACCATCAAGGAACTCTGCAAGGCTTAGTACCGCGCTGCCGTCCTTGTTCTTCT